GGAGTCCCTATCTATCAAACGATGGACGCTTGGAATGAATGTGTTGACTATATAAACTATCGTTCAACAAAAGGCGAACGTGTCACTGAAAACGATAATACATTCTACAGATTTTCGAACAACAAAACCCCTCAAGCGATGGGTCGAGATGAACAAATGTATCTTTATATTCTTATGAAAAAATCAATATCAAATCTGTTTTTTTTCCATATTGATCTTGGAGATTTGGAAACACCCACGATTGAAAAAATCGATCTACCGTTTCATGAAGCAAGACTTGCAGAATATAAAGCTGCGATTGGACTTGCAGGAGGAGGACGACGTCAAAAAACGTATCGTAAGAAGCGCTCAAACCGCATAACACGAAAGCATTAAGAACTATAGACTGCTAAGGTTCGAGCACTAGGATCTGTAGCACCAGGAGTCCATTTGGGCATCCAAAAATAGGGAACAACAGTTACATCGTCTGTTCCAAAACAAGTATGAAAGAAATATCGATAATAATATTGCTCTTTTGTTTTGGGTGTCAAATGATCAATATTAGGTGTTTCTTGCATACGAACCTTCCAATCATCTTCAATAAGAGAATCACAGCGTTCTTGAATCTCTTGATACCAAGATTTCTCTGTGCTACTGACACCATCACTAAAAGCTTCTTTGCGTCTCCAAAGGACCTCACGAGGCAATGTTACACCATCATCAAACGCCCTACGCAAGATCCATTTTTCACATCGGCTCGAAGATGGACGACGCCAACACGTGGCGATTTGTTTTGCCACAGCCACAAACTGCTTATCCAAGAAAGGTGTGCGTGGTTCAAGACCATGGCTGCTAATACAGCGATCCGATCGTAACACATCAAAAGAATGAATATCACGCAACAAACGTTCTGTCTCTTCTTCAAAGTCGCGATCTGTAGGAGCATTGTAGAAATACAAATAGGAACCAAAGATTTCATCAGAACCGTCTCCATTAAATACGACTTTCGCATCACAACGCGCTTTTATTTCTTTCGAGACCAACCAGTTCCCTACACTTGCTCTCACAGATGTGGTGTCATATGTTTCAATATCATAAATCACCTTTGGAATCGCTGCAAAAAACTGAGCAGGTGTCATTACAACTTCAGTATGTTCAGATCCAATCCATTTAGCAACTTGGCGAGCATAGGCTAAATCTGTGCTCCCTGGCATTCCAATACTAAAGGTCTTCAAAGGAGGCTTTCCAAGTTCACGAAGTTGACGAGAAACCAATGACGCAATCAAACTACTATCAATACCTCCGCTCAAAAGAGCAGCGACTGGGCGTTCGGTCATAAGACGCTTTCGAACCGCTTCTTCTAAGGCAAATCGTAACGCTCCACACGCATTATCGAGTCCATTCGGATGCGCAGGGCTATAAGAAGGATTCACTATCCAATGAGGCTTATGATAGATTGCGTGATCAACAATCCGCAGAGTCGTTAGATCATACGCATAATACGAACCAGGGGTCACTGGATGAATATCAGAACAGATATGATTCAAGGCTTTTAGTTCACTCGCAAACATCCGAGCTACGAGTTTTTTGTCGGCATCATAAATCAATCCTTGATACAAAGGACGAACACCATAAGGATCCCGACCAACAATCACACGATTTCGACTCAAATCAACAATACTGAGAGCAAAGACACCATCCAATGATCGAAAATACGATGTCAAGTTGTTTTGTAAAACAGAATACAGGGGTCCTAAGACTTCACAATCGGAGTGAGATTCCAAATGAGTGAATCCGTGGTCTGCCTGGAGTTGTTTCCAGTTGTAGATCTCACCATTGCAGAGCCAATGGGTTCCACCGAGATTCATGGGCTGCATACCAGCATCAGTAAGACCATTGATAGCAAGGCGAGTGAATCCAAGAGAAACACCACTTAAGTCGACAAGACGAGATCCTTCCGGACCTCTTGCTATCAACTTCTCTAAGAGCATCGAGGGTGATACCATTGTAAGTTTTTTTCCAACCAGTAACCAAACTCCACACATATCTACCCGTGAAAAAAAGAAAAGATGTATCAGAATGGACGCTAGTGAGATCATCCGTAAACTCCAAAGCAAGGCTGTGTTTACATTTACGAAACAACAGTTGGCTGTTACTCAACCTGGAGCAAACGTTAGCACTTGTGGTGCCAATATAAATACGGTTTTGAATTTTAAAGATTATCAGATCCGCCAGTTATTTAGTGATGGAAAGCTCTATTGTAGTTCCTGTACAAACACGTGTGGGTGTGGTTCAGGTGATGTGAATGGATCCTAAGCATCCTTAGGAGGTACAATCATGGATTTGCGATAGGGAATGAAGAGGTGGATCCGGTTGTCAAAGACAATATTTTCAATCTTATTCTCTTCGGTATACCCCATTTCACGAAGAGTCTGATAGAGATGTTGGAGATTGACAATGGTGTGCCAAAACTCTTGCTTCAGGCGAATATTTACCCAGACTTTTGAATCCAGAAAATCAGCATCAAAGTAAGCATACTGATTTTCTAGACGGACCTTTCCATTTTTGCCCTTGTGGAGCATATTCAGTCCCTGAATGCTGAGGCTGAGAAGGCTTGCCGCTTCCTCCGTTGTATTTTTAGAGAGGCTATCCAGGAGTTCAGATGCCATAGAGGTAGTCATACGAATCTTGTCGATTTCGGTGCTCATTTTGGTAAGCGCCATTTAAGGCAATAAAACTTTCAATTTTAAAGAAAAGAGAATGCCCGACCTGAAGTCAAAAGAGGATCGTGTGAAAGAAACAATTGAGATTCTTAAAAAACTCCGTGATCTTGGAGTTATAGAGCGCGAGCCAGGATATGTGCTCACCAAGCAAAAGTTTACAGAATGGATCAATACAGGAGAAGCTTGGTCAGGAGACATTGATTTTCCAATGCTACAGCGGAAGGCAGAGATTGTTCTTCCAGCCCGGGCAGATCGTGTTGCGAGTCTTTTGCTAAAGGCACCGTTTCATGCGCGAAACAAAAAACATTAGATTTAAAACCCGCTTCCAGCGATAGGAAGGAATGAACCTAAATCTCGATGGATCTCTTTATGAACTCGTCTCACGAGGTAATAAAGATGTATATTTTCAAGAAGATTCAAATGAAGCTCAAAGCCTCTTTGACAATCGTTATGCACCCTCAGCACCCACACTCCACGAACTTCGCAGAATCCCAGCCTTGAATACTCCCGATTTCGGACGCAGTTCAGAGTTTCAACTGGAAATAGCTGGTGATGTTATTGTAAGTCCAACCCTTGTCATTGATTTGCCTACGTGGCTACCTCCAATCTATGCTGATCAAAATCCAACGTCAGTCATCCAAGATGCAGCAGGTGTTACCTATGGATACACGCGAGGGATTGCTTATTTCTTATTTGAACGTATTCAGATTCTTCAAGACAATATTTTGCTCCAAGAGTTCAGCGGTGATGCTCTCTGGATGCAAACACGTGCTCGCAATACGTTGAATCACGGAATTCTCGACAATCAACTCACGGGCATTCATTCTGGATCCGCACTCCAGATTGGCAGAAATGCGACACCTGGACGTCTTCGTCTTCAACTTCCTCTTGTTGGCACACAAAGTATAGAAGATGGAGGATTTCCTATGTTAAAACTCCCGAATCAAGCTTACAAGGTTCGTATTTTTTTGCGGAAGTTGGAGGATCTGGTGGAAGCCAGTGATGGACGTGAAAAACCGAGCCCGTGGGACCGCACAAACTTTCAGATTCAAACAGCAAGAAACGGACCCTTTTCAACCTTTTCCACCCTTACGCGAAATGATATAGGCACACCACAAATCCAACTGGAAACACGACATATTTATACATCCGATACGACTCGTGAGAAACTTAGGGAAACATCTCTTGAAATCCCGTTTGAGCGCATTTATGAAAATATCTTTTCCCAAAATCCCTTGGAATATGCATCTGCCGCTCCACTTATTACACGGAGGTTAGACGCACGTCATCCCTGTTCCAGAATCTTAATCGCCTTCCGTTCGTGGCAAGATATGCGAGCCAATCAACTCTGGAAGATTTCATCCGACATTAGTGGAGGAGAATATTACTCACAACTCAAGCTATTGATTGCTGGGCGCGATCGTGAATCTCTTTGGACATCCTTAGTGTGGAAAGATCTGGAAAATCACGCCAAAGAAGAACGTGATTCAGGAATGAATCTAGCCACGATGAACTTTGGTCTCGGAGATAAAAAAGGAATAAGGGGACCTACACCCAGTCGACAACCAGAAGGGACAATCAATATGACTACTGCAGATCGACCAACTCTTTTTATGGAGTTAACTGATATCGTATCGGGACAAAAACGATCAGAACTTCGTGTGGTTGTGGAGACATGGGCAGTATTTCTTGCAGATAATAACCGAGGCACGCTTCTGTATGCGAACTAAAGAATCTTTCTCAAGACCTAACAATGGAGAGACCACGTGGTGATATTACAACTCTCTTGGACCTTACGGATCGTGATGACCAAGATAACTATTTTTTCCCAATCCAACCCGAGTTGAGTTGGTTTAGTCGCAACAAAGATCGCCGCTATACTCCGTTTGTTCCTTGTGTTCAGGAGTTCCCTTACAGAGGTCCTGCTACCTTTGGACAACGCATTAGTTTTGATCTCACAACACAAACAGCAGGAGACATTGTCTTTTGTGCTGTTCTCCAAGTTAAACTTGCACATTGGCTCAACAAAACTGCGCAACTTCAGATTCAAAGCCAAACCTATGAATATGTGGATCCGTCGACTACTTGGTTTTATGCTAACTCTCTTGGTACAGATTTGATTGCGAAAGCCGAGTTAGAGATTGCTGGAACCACCATTGAACAGTTTGATGGCGATTTTACATCTATCTTTTCAGCACTCTTTCCAGATTTAAACTCACAGATTTCGACGGGGTATGATATGTATGGACGAGTCTCTTTGGATCGTCTCCGCAATTATCCACAGCGTGCTGTCTATCCCACAGAAGATGGATACATTCATTGCAATCTTCCATTTTTCTTCATGCGCACGCGACTCAAAGAATATCTTCCCTTGGTTGCCTGTAATGAAGGAACCGCAAGACTTCATATTACATTCCGCCCCTTTTCTGAAGTAGTCCGCCAAGCACGCGGATATCGAGATTCGTGTGATTCAGTTCCTCTCAATACAACCATCCAAGTCTATGATCGCAGTTTTCCGTTTGACCAAGTTGTTGATCTTCAAACAGTCAAATCAGATCCGATGTTTGATAGTGTGCGCCTCATCACCTATGGGTCTCTTTTGACTGGCAAAGTGCGATCTGCAATGATTCGTCAGCCCTTTGAAATAATGCATAGAGAAGTGCAAACATTTTTCTTTACAGAACCTTTGAAATACGCAATTGTGAAAACCACAGCCGACAATCTGATTCGCATTCAGTTACCCTTGGAAGCGAATCATCCTTTAGAAGAAATCGTTTGGTTTATAAGGCGAAAAGCCACAAGTCAAAACAATGAATGGACTAACTTTAGTTCCGTGATTGAACGAGAATATGATCCAATCTACAATCCCAGGCAAAGTATGATGGTCTATGCAAAGATTCAAGCAAATGGGATCGACGTCATTGGAGCAGAAGAACAGTATTTCCGTCAACAGATTGGCTTTGCTCACCGTGGAGGCTTCATTGGTTACAATAACTTTCTGTATGGATACAGTTTTGCCCGTCGTCCTGGAGATGTTCATCAACCTTCAGGATCCATTAATGCCAGCCGTCTACAGAGTCTTCGATTGATTTTGGATGTTCGTCCTCCAGGAGGCAACTTTGAAAAAGACTGGGAAGTCAAAGTCTTTTGTCTTGGTATCAACTGGCTCCGTTTCCAAAATGGTATCGCCAACAAGATGTTCCAAGATTAAGCATCCACAACTCCTTCCTCGAGATTTCGTTTCGCCACGCGAAAATGACAAATGTAAAGATTGGATTCTCCATTGCTGACGTGAAGATTGACTCCAGGGAAATAAATCTTGACGGAGTTTGCTTCTCCAACTGTCGCCTTGAACCGTTTCAGGCGTGTTTCAAAATACTTTGCGTCAAATGCAGGAAATGTTTCTTCAAAGGCTTTGAATAACACAACCTCCAGATTATTTGAATCAACAAGGAGTGCTTTTTTTTCACTGGTAGGTAAAGGTCCCAGCATATTCGCGCGAATCAAAAGACTTTGATAGCGATCTTGATTTGAGGGTGCTATACCTGCTGTGACTGTCTCAAAATCCCACGGCATTCTCTTTACCTTTTCTATTGAATATGGTTTAGGCGTATTTAAGAGTCTAAATCCTTCTTTCTCCAATCCAAAAAGAATGGTGGCATCCTTACTAAAAATCGTTCATACTGGTGTTCAAGATGAACGACTTCTACCTCCCGCTGAACAGCCGTCCCTCAAATATTTTCAAAAGGCATATGTGAAGGCTGGGCGATTTACTACACAATGGGTTCGCTTGGATTTTGACACACGTCCTCTTTTAGGAGCCCAAGCCTCTATTACAATCCCGCGCCAAGGACATCTTGTTTCACGACTCTATCTTGTAACAACAATGCCGAATATTAATACCATTCAGCGTCAAGCGATCGCGAATGCTGGAGGTGCCTTTGCAGGACCTCGATTTGGATGGACGAATAGTTTAGGACACGCATTAATTCAGGAAGCCAATATTGAAATCGGTGGATCTCGTGTAGAGTCGTTAAACTCGCGCCTGTTAGAAGTGTTGGATGAGTTTGGGACATCTCTTGAAAAAACCACTGTGATGAATCGTATTCTGAAACGTGAAGACAATGGATTTACCCCAACTTCGTTTGGTTCAGATACGAATCCTACGGTTGCTATAACGCCATTGCCTTTCTGGTTCTCGAATGGCGACCCAGGAACCTATCTACCGATTGATGCCTTGGGCGCCGATTTAGTTCGACTCCTGATTCGGTTCTCCCCATTGAACTCTCTCTATGTAAGTTCTGCACAACAGACACTTCCAAATCCATCAAATCCTGTGGCTGGAGATGCTTATTTTCCCTTGCTTGGAAGTCCTTTTTACAAAGTGGACGCGGCGGGAACCAATGTCTTTGGACTGAATGGAAATCCTACACAAGCACAGCGTGTGAGTAAAATCGCAGGTGTTCAAATGCCCAATGAACTTTATTTGGGTGATACCTATGTTATGGCTGAATATGTCTATTTGGATAAAGTCGAAGCCAATCTTTTCCGCATTTCAGATATTCAATATCCAGTTGTTCAGCATTATAGTTTAGAGCCGTTTGATTCTGTTGGGCTACCCAAACTAACTGCTCCTCTTCGTATAGCCAATCCAGTGCGCGATTTATTCTTTTTTGCGCAGAGACGAGAAGCCACAGCCTACAACTGTCCTTTCTTAGCAACACGTGATTTGAGTGGGCTGGGTGTAACAATCGCTCCTTGGTGGCCTGATGCGAGTGGTCTCACAACACAAGTTGCAGGAGATTATCTCGCGGGCTTTTCGACACGCGATTCAGAACCCCTTCAATCTGTACAGCTTGTCTATGAAGGAAAGTTGATTCGCTATGAGACTTCATCACCTGCTCTTTTGCGTTCTGTTCTGCCAGCCTTCAATCAACGAAAAACACCTTGGGTTAACCGCTATTATTACAATATGCCGTTTGGTGTTACAAATGGACTGTATCCACCTTCGATTCCTACTGGAGAAGGAAATCTGGACAAAATTCAGCGTGTAGAGCTTCAGATGGACTTCAAACCATTCCGTGGAAGTCTGAATCCGAACAATGTACCACGCTACAATGTCTTTGTCTTTGCAGAAACCTACAATATCTTCCGCGTATATGGTGGACGTGGAGGACTCTTGTTCGGGTATTAAAAAAATATTTTCTTTGTTTTTTTGCTCAGTTTTGAGTCGTCTACTCGATGACCATAGGTACCCCGTTGTCATAACAGATCTTCGCAATCTTGCTCATGGTTTCAAAGCCGATATGCCCTGAACCCACGAGAGCGTGACGATCTTTACAAGATCCGCAAGCTTCCAGAGAGTCATTGTAGTGAACGAGTTTGAGAAGATTGGGTCGCGCGAGAGTGGCTTCCAGATATTCGATAGGATTATGACCGCAGGCGAAGACGTGACAAGTGTCGACGCAGACCCGCAGGCGTTCATCCGCAAAGCTCTCGACGAAATCCAAGAACTCCTTCATCGGTTTCAGAGTTTCGGTTCCTTGTCCAGCAGGAGTTTCGAGCAAGAGGGGGCATTCCTTGGTTGCAGAAGGAAGGCATTCGCGAATGGCATTTCGCATCCGCTCCATTGCTTGCGCTAACGGCTGATCTGTCGATTTTCCGACGTGGACGACGACTCCCTGAGCCCCCATGGCTTTCCCGACCTCGAGATTATCCTTCAAGAGCTTGATGTTCCAGTCATCTTCGCATTTGCCGCAAAGATTGATAATGTATTGACTGTGGACAAACATCTTGAGTCCAGTCGACTGAATGAGGGCTTTCGCATCGGCAGCATCCTTCGATTTTGCCAAATCCTTCTTCAGATGCGAGTTCTGGGGTCCGCCCAGGAACATCTGATAGGGCTTGTTGGATCCTGCGACAGACTTGACTGTATCGAGCAGAGTTTTCTGTTTGCTGATGTGGCAGCCAATGCAGAAGTGCTCGCAAAGGACTTGCGCATTCAGAGTATTGGCGAGTCCATCTGTCTGATTGTGGGTGCTGACCTTGACAAGAAAGTCGCGATACGCGGACCGTTGTGCCCATCCTTCAATATTCATCTTCCAGAGACTCTGCTGAAGAGGAAGGACCAGATAGAGTTCTTTGACATCGGGCATAATGGCGCCATAGGCAAAGACCTGGTAGAGAAAGCTCATCCAGTTGTCTTCAAGCATTCCTGTAAGCTTGACCTCAAAGACCTGCGTCTTGTTGTGCATATCAGGATGTCCAGCGACGGACTGATAGACGACTTCCTCTTCAAGAAGGATTGGACCATCTTCTTGGCGAATGACCTTGTTCAATGCCTTTCGTGTGCGGATGAGAGAGAGAATGAAAGGATCAGTGGTCTTGGACGAGCGGATTTTCTCTTCTTGCTCCTTGGAGAGAAGTGGATACATCACTCGTATCTCGGTAATCAGAGAATCAATCGTGATATCCTCGACTGAATGATTGAGCATATGCTCGGCAATGAATCCAAGCAGAGAGTATTCCTCTCCTTTGGGAAGACAGCTGAGAAGCATAGAGGGATATTTCTGCGTGATTAACGCAGGAACCCCAACATTGGCAGGCAGAAGCTTTTTGAGCTCTGCACGCTGATTGGGGTTCAGAGAGTTAAGAATCGAACGAACGCGGAGAGTGGGCATTTTATGTGCTGTACACGGTTTTAGCACATTCAACTTTCAATTTTATTTTTCTATAAAAATTGAAACTTTGTATTGAATAAGGGACCCACACCGACTACAATGCAGCGTTATTGGACCATTTTCCCATCGATTCAACATATTTTCCAGAAATGGAATCTCTCGAACCCAATGAAGGCAAATCACGAAGAAAAAAATATGTTTGTAGTTCTTGTCATGAAAGGAAGGAAAGGTGATTATTGTTCAGGAAGTTCGACTTCTCCTGAAACTTGCCACGCGTAGTTCTCTTCTTCCGCGTATGCTTCTTCAGTATCCAGGTTTCGACGAACTTGGCGGAGACTGACATTGCGGACCATAGGAATGGCTACGAGAGTATCCTTTGATTTCTTTTCCTCTTCTTCAATTTCAATGCGTCGACGAAGAGCATCATCTTCTTGACGCTTAATGGCAGTGCGAATACGATCCGCAAGGGTGACGCCATCTGGGAGACTGACTCCATCTCCAGGGACGACCTTTCTCAGTGGGACGACAACATTGACACCACCAAGAGGTGGGAAATCCGCATCTGTGAGAGGTTTATCGTCAACTTTCTTTTTCTTTTCAGTTTGCTTCCAATCAGAATAGCTCATTCCACCAGATTGATAGCGATCACGATCGCGACGCATATTTCCGAAAGGATTGGAAGGTGCTTGACCAGCGTCTTCAGTCGAATCAGGTGCAGAAGCTGGCGCTACAGAAGCAGTGGAGGTTTTATTCCAAGAACGAAATGAACTCATTGTATCTTCAGGGGGGTAAATCACTAAGGCACTTGCCAAGGCTTCAATTTTCAATTTCAAACAGTACCTTCCATGACATGATCGATCTGGCGACTGGCGAGTGACTTTTGCTCAATGGAAGCAGTAATCAGATCACTGTGTCCAGTCATAACTCCTGCAGTGAAGAGCCAAATCCTAAAAATTGGAAGCGAACCTTTCCATATTATTATTAAACAGTATGTCATCGCTTGTTATCGTTGAAAGTCCAGCAAAATGTAAAAAAATCCAAGGATTCTTGGGTCCTGGCTGGAAAGTGATTGCCTCAATGGGGCACATTCGAGCCCTCGAACAAAACTTGGATGCAGTGGGTCTTGATCGTGATTTTGATGCGAAGTTTGAGTTTTCGAAGCTCAAAGCCAAAGCGATTAAACAACTGAAAGACGAAGCAAAGGATGCACGTGAGATTTATCTTGCCAGTGACGATGATCGTGAAGGAGAAGCGATTTCCTATGCTGTAGCCTTGCTGCTAAAACTCAATCCTCA